AATAATAAAAGATATTTTACTGGGCTTTAAAGGGCTTTAACGAACTATAGAGTAATATTTTATCATAAATTTAAGAGGTTTTAAAGATGGGACGTAAAATAAGATATTTTCGCAATGGAACCACAGACAGTAGACTTGTGGCAGGGAAGCTGTATACTATGAATGAGTTAGCCAAATTGGTTAATTTTTCGCCATCAACACTACGCAACAGGGTAGGCACTGGCGATACAGTGACTGACGAGCATTTCATCAGTCGCAAGAGAGTACACGTTATATGGCCTGTGTTCGAGACAGAGGCAGAGGCTAAATCAGCACAATGGTTACGGAGGGCGTTATGATTTTTAAAGAATATATGTTGAATGGCACAATGGATCCAGAGGTGCAGGCAGTGTTTAAGGCGGCAGCAGACATCAGCAATGGTGTGTTTAGTCTGACAGAGGCCGCTAGCTTCTACAAAGTCCACCCAGCAGTGATTGTTAGATTCATCGCTGAGAGTGCAGAGTACGACATGATTTTTCACAAAGGAGATAAAGAACAATGATTTTATTTAACAGAAGTTTGAATATAGAGTTGATTAATGGTTGCGGTATTTTCCTGGAATTTTCCGACAGCCGCCCTGTGTGGTGTTTTAACAAAGACACTGAGGAAACCTACACAATGCCATTTGAGGGTGTGTTATTGATGCTGCCCTTTATGCTAATCAGCTATGGCAGAGTTTATGAGGAGATAGAATAGTGGCTAAAATACACCAACCATGTCCAGACTGTGGCAGCAGTGATGCGCTACAGATCAACGACAACGGCAGCACATTCTGTCACAGTTGTCACAAATACACGCCCAGCAGCCAAGTCAGTGAGGAGACTTGGGATATCTCTGTGCCAGTATCGACAGAGCCAAAGGCTAAACCAGACTTCAGTGCAGTGGAGAGAACGCTAACAACAGGCAACTACCAAGCCATTGTCGATAGAGGTTTAACGACAGCGACAGCCAAAACCTATGGCATCTTGGATCAGGCAGACAGAACCTATTTTGCCTACCACGACCCAGCAGACGCTAATGTACCTATCGCGGCAAAGATCAGACTGCCCGACAAAAACTTCTACAATGTTGGTAACTGGGCAGGCACAGGCCTATTTGGTCAGCAGCTATTCAATGGCGGTGGAAAGTACATCACCATCTGTGAAGGTGAGTTTGATGCAGCAGCGGCATACCAGATGCAAGGCAGTAAGTACCCGTGTGTCAGTGTCAGGAACGGCGCTGGCGGTGCGCTGAAAGACTGTAAGGCGGCATACGAGTATCTGGATAGCTTTGAGGCGATAGTAATATGCTTTGATGCAGACGAGGCAGGAACAAAGGCAGCGCGAGAGGTTGCAGAACTGTTTGGCGGCAAGTCAGCCATTGTGAAGCACACCAACGGACACAAGGATGCCTGTGACTATCTGAAGGCCAACGATGTTAGAGAGTTTACAGCAGCATTCTGGGCAGCAGAGAAGTTTGTACCAGACGGTATTATCAATGGCGCTAGTCTCTGGGACGAGGTAAACAGACCAGTAGAGAAGTCTGCTGTGATGTACCCGTGGGAGAGTTTAAACAAGCTAACCTACGGCATCAGAGAGGCTGAACTGGTCACTATCACCGCTGGCTCTGGACTAGGCAAGTCACAGTTTGTGAGAGAGATTGTGTGGCATATCCTCAAGCATTCTGAGGAGAACATTGGTCTGCTGTTTCTGGAGGAGAATGCGCGTAAGACTGCATTGTCGCTGATGTCGCTGGCGGCTAACAAGCCATTGCATCTGCCAGATGTAGAGAGTACAGAGGAGGAGCGATGGGAAGCATTTGAGTCTACCATGGGTACTAACAGACTGTACCTGTTTGACCATTTTGGTAGCACCAGTGTTGATAACATCATTGCACGTTGTCGCTACATGGCGAAGGCGCTAGACACAAAGTTTCTGTTCCTAGACCACGTTAGCATTGTTGTGTCAGCGCAGAGCAACGGAGATGAACGCAAGGCTCTGGATGAAATCTGCACCAAGCTGCGAATGCTAGTGCAAGAGACAGGCATAACATTGTTTATGGTTAGCCATCTGAAGCGACCAGACGGCAAAGGCCACGAAGAAGGCGCTGCTAGTAGTCTGTCACAACTCAGAGGCTCTGCATCCATTGCACAGCTATCAGACATGGTGATAGGGCTGGAGAGGAACGGACAGGCTGACGATCCTACAGAGAGAAACACCACCTATGTCAGGGTACTGAAGAACCGCTTTTGTGGCACTACAGGTAAGGCAGGTGGCTTGCTATTCGACCAGACAACAGGTAGAATGACAGAAATTAGAGAAGAGGGACTGTAATGAGATGCGTAGCGTGTAACAAGGCTTTATCGGACTTTGAGTCCACCAGGAAATCTGCAATCAGCGGAGAATACTTAGATATGTGCAATGATTGCTACTTTTACACTGACGATATAGACACCATTGACCGCGAAGATTTAAGGTCAGAATCAGACACAGTAATGGAGAGTCAAGAATATGAGCAAGATTGGAAGCTGGATAGCTGAACAGCAAGAGAGTAAGGCACAGAGAGCCTATACTAACCCCTATGACAGACACAGCAACACAGACACTACAGCGAGGCAATACTATGTTGATTACGTTGGACATAGAAACAAACACCAGCCACGACAATATCTGGGTAGTGGTGACGCAGGACGTAGAGACTGGAGAGATGCTAGAGCATTATAGTGCTATCACTCTAGCGCCTCTGATTAGTCAGGCATCAGGCGTTATAGGCCACAACATTGTAGGCTTTGATGCACCAGTGCTACTGAAGCAGTGGAACCTGCACATACCAACACCAAAGCAGCGTGACACATTAGTCATGTCGCGCCTGTACAACCCATCACTGGAAGGCGGTCACAGCCTAGACTCTTGGGGCAAACGCTTTGGCGACCACAAGATAGACTTCCACGACTATGATGGTGGGCTGTCTGACGAGATGGTGGAGTATTGCAGGCAGGATGTTGCACTGACTACCAGACTGTACAAGCACTTAACCGACACACTGAAGCGGGAGGGGTTTTCACAACAATGCGTAGATTTAGAAGAGAAGGTCGCTATCATTACGGCTCAACAGGAGCGCAACGGCTTCATGCTAGACGTAGAGCAAGCAACTTTGCTGTGGCAGGACATAACCCACAAGATGCGACAGATAACGGAGCAGCTACAGAAAGTGTTTCCACCAATAGTGGAGGAACGCTGGAGCGAGAAGACGGGGAAGCGACTGAAGGACAAGGTGACAGAGTTTAACGTAGGCTCTCGTAAGCAGATTGCAGAGAGGCTGGAAGGTGTAGGCGTTAAGTTTAAGCTACAGACTGAGAAGGGCGCTATCATTGTCAACGAGAAGGTGTTAGAGGGCATTGACATACCAGAGGCTAAGATGATCTACGAGTACCTGATGTTGCAGAAGAGAGCAGCACAGATAGACTCTTGGCTAACCCATGAGAAAGATGGCAGGGTACACGGCAGAGTTATCACCAACGGTGCTGTAACAGGTCGTATGACGCACCACAGCCCTAACCTAGCACAAGTGCCATCAGTGTCTGCACCGTATGGCAGAGAGTGTAGATCATTCTGGTGTGTGCCTGAAGGACATAAACTAATAGGCTGTGATGCCAGTGGCTTAGAACTACGCATGCTTGCACACTATATGCGTGACGAGAGATACACCAACGAAATACTAAGCGGTGACATCCACACAGCTAACATGAAAGCAGCAGGGCTTACAGATCGTAACCAAGCCAAGACATTCATCTACGCCTTCTTGTATGGCGCTGGTGCAGCCAAGATAGGTCAGATAGTAGGCGGTGGCTACAGAGAAGGTCAGCAGCTTATAGACTCGTTCCTACGCAACACACCAGCACTGGCGAAGTTACGAGAGAAGGTAGCAACACACTCAGCAGGCGGTACTCTACCTGGTTTGGACGGCAGACGCTTACGAGTCAGGAGCGAACACGCTGCACTAAACACGCTATTGCAAGGTGCTGGTGCTATTGTGATGAAGCAGGCTCTGGTGTTGTTGTCAGAGTCACTTAACCAATACAACATACCACACAAGCTAGTGGCTAATGTGCATGATGAATTTCAGATAGAAGTACCAGAGAATTTTGCTGATGTAGTAGGCAAAGCAGCAGTACGAGCCATCAGGAATGCAGGAGATGTGTTAGACCTGCGCTGCCCTCTTGATGCTGAATACAACGTAGGTAATAACTGGGCAGAGACGCATTGACAAATCCGTACCATTCGTGGTATAATATATGTAGATCAGTTGTGATCTAAAACAACCAAAGAGGCAATTAGTATGAGCGAAGCAAAACCAGTAACAATAGCAGCAGATATGATGTGGTCGAGCCTGACTGAAGTAAACCGCATGTCAGGTAAGTACCAAGTAGACCTAGCTAACCTATCCAAAGCAGCAACAGAGGCTTTGGAGATGATGGGCTTGAACGTAAGACAAAAAGACGGACAAGGCAGCTTCATCACTGCAAAGTCTAACCACCCTATCCGCATCTACGACACTGACGGTGACGAGATCAAAGGTATCCTAGTAGGCAACGGCTCTAAAGCCAAGGCAGTAGTAGGCTACTATGACTGGAAATCTCCAGCAGGTCAGGCAGGACGTAGCCCTTCACTGTTAAAGCTAGTGGTCACTGACCTAATCCCCTATGGCGGCAACGCTGAAGTAGCTGATGTGGACTTGGGCGAAGCATTGTGATCCTAATTGATGCAGACATTCTAGTCTATCGCATAGGTTGGTCATGTAACGATGAATCAGAGAAGACAGCCGTCAGCACCATCGACGGCTTTATCTCCGACATCCTGTTGCAACTCAACGTAGACGAGGAAACAGACTACTATGTTCTGTATCTCACTGGCAAAGGAAACTTCCGCAAGGAAT